GTATTCTGGAAGTCATGCCTGACTGCCGGGAATTCTGTTTATTGCCTATCTATTCGGTATTGGCGTGTTCTGTGCAAAGCGCCTAAATACTTGCGCTGCTTGATTAGCCTGAAGCCTCTCGTTGATATCAACAACGACCTCGGCTGTTTTGGCCTTGGTTAACTGAGTATCAGCCTGAGTTTCCATAGCTTCTGCCATCGTCTTAGCACTGACAGCTTGCTGGCCTTGCGTCTTCGCGTTCAGGTTCGCGGCCTCGGCTATCTGCTGTTGTGCTGCCGCTGCAAGTAGATCCTCATTCGGGTCTTTCTGCTGCTGTGCCTGCTCAAGCATTTCTTTCTCGTCGTCTGTCTCAGCATCCACCAATCCAGACTTGATCATGTTCATCCGGTTCAGCTTCTTCAGAGGCTCAAGACCTGTGCCAGTGATGTTGTTAATCCACATCGATATAGCCGGGCCTTGCAAGGGATCACCTTCGGGCAGCTTCTCGATCAGTCGCTCAATACTCTCAACCGTGGCTTCCTGCTGTGTCTCGTAAGACTGACCGACATCAACCGTAGTGCTGAACCTTCCGCGTGATAGATCATTGATGTTGATTGCGTTGCCGTTCTGTGTGTCCAGCGTGACCTGGTTAAGCTCGACTGTTCTCAATGTACCGTCAGCAGAGATAGCCTTCTTCATCATTGAGCGAGTGTAGATATCACCCGCCTTTGATCGGTAAACCCTGCCCACTTGGGCCATTGACTCGATGATGTTGTTCGTGATGAACTGAGTGTTTAAGTTATCACGTTGTATTAAAGCGTTGACTGCCTTACCCGATACATTAGGGTTCAGCGCGTCTTGATTGTCGCCAGTCTTCTGGAGTAGATGATTTGTTATTACACTAATTGCCGCCATTGCAGACTGATCAACCATTGGTGGATCGATTCTACCTACAGGCCCGGTAGCTAATACATTGCCGTTATTATCTAACGCTGGGTTGATGACCTGATACGCCTTATTGGTGTTATCGGCTAACTCGTTCTCGTGCGCTTCAACCTGATCATTCAAGTAGATATTGATACTGTCAGCACTAGCAGCAGAGGTTTCAGCTAACTTGCTAATCATGGTATTCAATGCCCTGTTACCATCCATCAGCTTACGAACCAACCCCCAGCAATGCTCCTTGCCGTTAATGAATACGCGGTAGGCATAGAAAGGAATGATCGGTAAGAACTTACCCGCGATACGCTTAGGTGTTTGGATGAACTCTTGACCTGTGAAGATAGACTTCTTAACGATCTGCCGCTTGATCTCGCGCTCTCGGACAAACTCCCAGCCTGTAGCCTCAAGCTCACCCTTTACGGTCTCTAGCTCATCCATCGGATAAGCCCTGATCTGGTTTAGTTGGACGTTCTGCCAAACAGAAACATCTTCCTTAATCTTGTGGATCTCATACCGCTCAGCCACATAGATCGACTCAACGGTGTACCAATCCAGTGAACTCTGATAATCAGTAGACGGAGTGAAGGCGCTCGACTCAGTGAGATTGGGGTACTTGTCTTTGAATGCTTTAGGCGTGAAGCCTGTTAATACTGTGACCCACCTTGCATCGGACTTGTTCGCTTCCTTAGCATTGGCATCGAACATAACGTGATCGTGCGCGGAATGGACTGTCTTCCAGATGATTTCCTGGTTGTCGTTCTCAGGGTCTTCCTCGTCAATGAACTTCTCGGATAATTGGATAGCACCCATACCACAAGCAGCCGCCTCGAACACTGCGTTATCCTGTGCTGGCTTGCCACCGTTCTCCCTGAAGTCGCCGCGATACACGCCCGTTAACAACTCAGCATCATCGTCGGTCGTCTTCATGTCGTCGGGTTCGTAGATAACACCCGCCCGGTTCTTAGTCTGCTCACCAACATAAGTAAACAAACGCTCTGATGTCATGTCGAACTCAAGCCTTGCTCTTGTACTGTCCTCACCGTGGGTCTTCTCAAGGTATTCTTCCCACATTCCACCCGTCACACCAATGAAGCGGATATCCTTATTCATATCCTTGATCTGCTTCTCGTTCACCTGATAGTCTTCACTGACATCTTGCATGAACTGGTCAAGGCTTTGCTTTTCGGCTTCTGTCATATCCATCAGAAATAACCTTTAGCCTTGGGGATCACGGTTTGTTTGTGGTCTTTGATTCGTTTCGTCATACTCGGGAATAGCTCCGTAATTGCCCATACAAGCGCATCTACTCTGTCAGGACTGTAGCCCTGTGACTTCCTATCAAAGTCGCTTGTGAATGAAACCATCTGATCCTCTAAAGTATCCAATGAGCCTACATGATGGACTCTGCCTTGCTCATAGAGCGCCGCAATTGGCTCAGCCCTTGTGACCTTGCCCCTTGATGCTTTGACCTGCTTGACGTTAACGTGAGCGTCTACAGATCGAATAGTGTCTTCAACCATATCACCGCCGTTATTAGACTCAGCGACAATCACATCGGCAGACTCAGACCGGAACAGACTCACAGCCTTCTTACCCCATTGATTCGGAGACATACGGCCACTCTCATCAGCCCAAACATAAGCCTCACCATCGACGCCTTTACCAGCGCAGACAATACCAGTCTCATCTGAACCTTCATTGTTTGTTACCGATGGATCTACCGCGACCACCACCCTTTCCATATCAGGCATGGCGTTAGGGCTCTTGCGGGTTTCGTCAATATTTGCCCTTGTCCATAAAGCACCCGGCATATCATCCAGAAGTTCGGCGTTAAGCTCTTGCCGTCCTATCCTGGTGCCTTCGTACTTCGTAATGATTGAGTCAAAGAATGACGGCGCGAGGTTCGCCTTGTTGTCGTAGGTAGACCCACTTGTTACAACTGATCGAGGGTCCGACATAATATCCTTTAGTATCTTTAGCGGCCTCGGTGTCGTGGTTACAATCGCCTGTGGAAGCTTGCCCAGCCTCAAGCCAAACTTAGCCTGGTCCCATGCGTCCATGTAGCGCCACGATGCAAGCTCATCAGCCCATATCTTTTCATGCTGCTTACCCCTCAACCTGTCTGGCTTGTCTGCTGTGAAGATTAAGGACGTTGCACCATTAGGCCACTCAAGCTTTGATTCGTGCTTCTTGTAGTAAGGTCGTTCATCACGAGGACAGATGGACATAATGCCACTCTCACCTTCAACCATGATGTCTCTAGCGTCGTCTGACGTGGCCCCTATGAGGTTAACGTACTGGTTCGTCTTAACCCACTCCCTGACCGCTTCAGCACCTGTACGGGTCTTACCGAAGCCTCTACCAGCAAGGATCAACCAGTATGACCAATCGCCCTCTGGTAGCTCTTGTGCGGGTCGCGCAAGGAATCCTGTCCATTGATACAACAAACCTTCAGCATCTACATCACTTAATGCGTTAAGGATCTCGTCCCTGTCCGGCATTGCCGCCAGTTGATCAAGCAGACTTAGATTCGATGATCTTTCTAAGTGCATCGACTGCGCTCATGTCTTTGGTTTCAACTGTGGCGTTAACATCCTGCTCTGTTTTATCCTTCCATCCAAAGTTGTTCTTCAGGTTGAAAATAGCCCCTGTGACATTGTTACCACCTAACCTTTGCTCAAGTGATATCTCAATTCTTTGCCTTGCCCTTTTTATAGTGGGAAGAAATGCATCCTTATGAGCGTAGTCAACAAAGGCTCTGCGGCTCATTCCAAGCACATAAGACAGCCCTGCCACTGTTGGTATCAAGTCCTCTATGTCACTCACCACCAACAAGTCATCGCCGTCTAAATCTTCAAGTAGCTCGGTCTGCATTGTTTGATGCACCCTACAAGCGAGGAAGTACAGATCGATTACCCGTTGCATTGCTTCTGGCGTCTTGTACTTAGGTGGTCTGCCTACAGGCATTGATCCCATCACACCCACCCCTTAGCAACATACAATTTAATTGGCTCGCCCAGGTCTTCGTCAGCGTCTACAGCATTGGGATAGATGAACCATTGCCCTACTGCTAGATCAGTTGTCTCTAATGCCGTTAGCGTGCCGATAAACTTACCTTCGTAGTAGTCCATTCCACGAGTGATAGCAGGCGTGTCACCCGGGTATTGCATAACGGAGAATGTAGTCGCAAACGCCTCTACGTCAGAACCTGATATACCGAAATCAAATTCAAATGTGTGGCCTTGCCTTACGCTGTTAATCACGAATTATTCCTTTTGCTGAATGTCATGCTTCTGCCTCGATTACCTGAACCAGTAGCCCTGCCGCTTTGACCGCCGGTAGCTGTTCTATTTCTGTCTGAGCTGATTGCGTTGCGCTTAACCCCCCCACCTTGGATAACTCTGATCGGTGGCGGTATTCTGATCTCATCGGATGAATCAATCGTGGTAACAGACAACCCAGCAATAGAGTACCGGCCAACGTCTGCCGTTATGCTCCAGTCACGGATAGTGTCTGATACCGAACCCGTCAGGACATACCCGCCTGGCGTGGCAATGATCGGTATTTCTCGACCGAGTGCTACATCGCTTCCTGATAGACTGTAACTACCAGCCTCGGCAGTCATGGTGGTATCAGTTATCGCAGCGTTTGTATCTGCGTCTATACCTGTGAGGGTGTAAGAACCCGCTACAGCGATTGTTATCGCATCGACGTTAGTAGTCGCGTCTGCTCCAGTAAGCGCGTAGGCACCTACTCCGGCAGTCTCCACCACCGTTTCGAGTACGGTTATCTGCTCTGTTGTTCCTGCTGTCCCGTCACTGGGATCGTAGAAGAAATAATCTATATCAAACTGGGTTGTAACTGGATCGGGTGAGACACTAAATATCCCCGTTCCTGTCATACTGATCGAATAACCACTGACTGAGTTATCAAATACAACAATAACGCCAGCAGTTAACCCGCTTAACCCTGCCGCACCATAGAACGGTGAAAGAGGATCAAGGTCTATCCAATCAACATCAAGCGCAAAGGCTGTCCACCCATCAGCAGGGTATAAATCAACATCTGTGCCAGTTAGCGAGTATTCGCCTGGTTGAGCTGAGACTGCTGTTACATTCCCAGAGTCTATCGTTGAGGCATTGGCCCCAGTTAATACATAACTTCCAACCTCGCCTGATATTACCGGTGCGGCTGTTATCGCTATCGACCATGCTTGGTCATCAAATGCGTCATTATCGAATGATGTGTTATCAAACGATAAAGCTGTTGTCTGTGATGTATTGGAAGCCTTACCGCTTAATACATAAGAGCCTACGCCTGCGGGTGTTAATTGATCCCATATCGTAGTGACAGCAATACCAGTAAGGGCATAGCTTCCAGCGTCTGCTGTAGTCGGTAAGCCTCTGACCGTATCCGCGTCTATTCCGGTTAGCGCGTAACTCCCTACCCCTGCGCTTGTGGTCTTTGCCCTGGTTGTGTCTGCGTCTTCACCTGTTAGGGCGTATCCACCAACACCGGCAGTAGCAACAAGGGCTTTAGAGGCATCTACCGAAGCACCGGATAGGGCGTAAGATCCAACCCCTGCCGATTCTACTTCACTATGCTCGGTATTAGCGTCCAATCCAGTTAAGGAGTAAGACCCTGCCAGCCCACTTAAATACTGATCGTATAAGGTTGCCGCGCTTGTACCGGATAATGCATAAGCACCAGCATCAGCCGTTAATGTGGTGGCTGTCGGTTCATCAATACTGAACGCATCGAAATCAAACGCATCATTATCAAATGAATCGTTATCAAACGAGATCCCGCCAGCAATCGACGTATCCGAATCAATACCCGTTAGCGCGTAGCTTCCTACTTCTGCCGTAAGTAGCTCATCGACGATAAAGCCAACTGTCGACCCGTCTAGTGCGTAACTGCCAACACCCGAAGCGATAACTGTAGCTTTCGCGGTGGTTGCTGCTATCCCCGTTAGGCCGTAACTTCCAACGCCTCCACTAGTCAGCTCATCTGTTATAAACGATGCCGCTATTCCAGTTAGATCGTACTCACCAACACCCGCCGATGTAACTGTGGCCTTTGCTGTGTCTGCGCTAGTGCCGGATAGAGTATAGCTACCGACATCAGCAGTAGTGATCTCATCCTGTTCAGTGTTAGCGTCTTCACCTGATAGAGCATACGACCCAACACCGGCCGCCTCAAGGGCTGCTTTAGTCGTCGCCGCGTCAATACCAGACAGCGCATAGCTTCCTACTTCACCAGTTATAAACTGATTGTATTCTGTATTAGCTGCTATTCCTGTTAACGCGTAAGAGCCCGCATCAGCAGTAATCGTAGTGGCAGCAGAGCCTGCCTCAATCGCAAAGGCGTCCTCATCGAAGGCGTCTGTATCAAATGCGTCAAAGGCAAAGGCTACAGTAGCCGCTGCTGTCCCACTATCTGCGCCCGCTAATACATATGACCCAACACCCGCGCCACCCAGTAGAGGTGTATCAGCAGCGACAACATGATTGCTGTGGTAATCCGTATAAAAGGCATCACCACTACCGGCTGGTGAGGTGTTGTCGTTGTCTGGGTTGTCAAACGTAAAGTTAGCAAGGAGAATACCAGAGCTAGTAATAGCGGCATTACCACTCCAATCACCACCACCGTAACTTGCCGGATCTCGAATGGTTGAAGCGTTCGGCTCGCGTCCACTTGAATTACCGAAGTCTGGATCACCCGAACCATACGCAAGCTGATGCGTTCTGGTGGCGCTTCTTACAACAGCGCCATTAATCCAGAGGCCCATATCGCCCTGGTTGCCATCGTTACCCGCAAACTGGAAACCTACACTGAACCACCCTGGCAGATCCGCGTCAGGTATTTCTTCAATTAAACCATCGTGATTTACGTCACCGCCGTTATTGTGGTTGCAGCAAATCTCAACGCCGGAAGTCGTAGCGCGCATGAACCCTGATTGCGCATGAGTACCACCACCGTTATGAAATATACCGTAGTTCGTGCCGTGCGCCAGACCAGCTGGGATATAGATCAGCCCGGCAGCATCAGTGATGATGTAAATATCAGTCGCATCACTGGGGGGCGGGTCGTTCTGGTTGTTCATCCCCTCGTATGAATCAGAGGTAGATATGTCGCCCGATGCTACAGCGGTATTGTCACCGCCTAATGAATCGTCACCAAAGTTGGTGCCGAGATTGGCTGTATTTAGCTCCCAATAGGTATGCGGCCCTTGTGCCGTTATAAACGCAGCGCGCCCATTCTTGGGAGTAATTGCAGCCACTACCGTCTTACCTCATGTAAACCCTCCATAGAGAGTGTGGTATTAGCCACGCCATTTGTCGCCACTTGAGCCATCCCCAAGCACAGCAGTATTGTTGATTGCTTCCGTATTCACGCTAGGAACGCCCGCTGTAGCTGCGCCAACTGCTGTACCGAGCCACTGGGTTACGCTGACATCAAGTACATCACCATCAGCGAATAGAGCATCGTAGACGTTTGCTGAAACAATCTGAAACTCATGGAATACAGGGAGATGAACATCAGTATCGTGAATCGCTAGCATGGCTCTGCCGGTGTAATTGACATTCGCCGCTGCAAGCTCTAGATCATAGAACCCTGCAACATCACTAGAGATATGCACCATGTCATTAGACCCACCCGATGCCGTGGGCGCTGCGTCCAATGATAGGACAGGAACACCAGCATCATCAACGCTTAATGTTACCCAATCATTCGTCACGGTTAGCGCAATCTCTGGTGTCACTGCGTCAGTCACATCGTAGAAAGGCCCGACAGTGACGCGGGTTGCTGTGTTTTTTCTGAGTATTCTCACGCTCGCCTCTGTCTGTAATTGTTCATAAACTTCGGTACTAATATACCGCCGCCTTCTGTGCCTTCAAGCCAAATAGCTAGCTCTTGGTTTGTGGTGTTGC